GCATTACTATTATAACCACTTCCATAATTATAATTTTCTGTATTTGTTGGGTCTGTTGGCTTAAATGCTAACCCTGGAATAGAAACGTAAGATGTTTTATAAAAACTTGAATTTCCTGAAGCATGAACAACTAATGAAGTTCCACTCAAATCTCCAGTAGCAGTTCCACCACTAAAATGAATAAAGGTGTTTGTCCCACTTATCATACTTCCAGTTATTAAATTATCAGCTGTTGAAATACTATTCAATCTATCAACAATAGGATTCAAACCACTTACTCCTGTTGCATTTCCAACTATCGCTCCAGCTGTTAATTGTAATCCACTTGCATATTGACTATATAATTCTGCCATTATAATTGTTCCTCCTTTTTAATCTTATTAACCATTTTAAATTTTAAATAATATAGTCTGTTGTATCTGCAATTCTTGTTCTCCGTCAAATACTAAACTACCTGTTAAAACCTCCCGATTTAATATTGCACTTCCAGCTGTAAAAACACCGTGTTCTTTAAGTATTAATCCACTAACATCATTCGGTGACCAATTAGCAATCATAGTAACTTGTTCTGCTGATGTTAAATCGTTTGTATCTATTTGGTTCCTATCAAACTCACTCCCTAAAACTGTGTTACCGCTTGCATAAGCTAAACCACTTGTCCCAACTGCTATATACTGATTACTAGAATAACTTCCACCTAGTGCTGCTGCACAAACGCTTAATCCTCCTGTTGTAATTCCCATTTTATTTTTCCTCCTTATTTAATTTAAATATCATCCTGTCTTCACCTCACTTCCAGCTCTAATATCTCCTAACAATGCTGTTGAAGAATCTAACTGATTATGTCCTGGAACATGAAAATAAAACGCACTACCAATGCTTCTACTAATAGCTGTATAACTTGTTTCAACAGTTGGGCTTCCAACTCCAACTTCTAATAAAGTTATTGCTGTATCAACATCTGCACCTTCTGATTTTTTTAATCTTAATAAAATATCTTTTGTTGTATCTGTGAAGTCTGCTATTTTTTTATTCATAGTGACCACTAAGACATTATCAGATAAACAATTTACTGTAGTAAAATTATATTTTGCATTTAGAATTTTGTAAGTCTGATTATTTATATTATGAAAAGGGATGTTTACGACAGCTGTGTTTCCAGGAGTAACACTTAATACTCCATTTATTTCTAATGTGCCTTGAATTTTTGGGTCTTTATGCTCAGCTAATATTGTATTGGCTTTTACATTGGCTTCTTCAATGCTTTTAATATTCCTATCTACAACGATTTTATCTTTTATATTATAAGCAGTAACACTTGCATCATCTCTTCTGATACTAACAAGAGGACTACTTCGCTGATAATCAATTATGACAGGACTTCCAATCCAGCCTGTATTATCACCTGCTGTTGCACCACTTGTTAAAACAACTTGGCTTGCTTGATAATCAACTAGAAATTGAACGCTTTCATCTTCTGGACTATTAACATTAAGTATTCCTCCAGGTTGTATTTGAACATTTATAGTTGCACTTCCAATTACTCCAACATTGCTCGGCTTATCATCTAAAGTGTATACGCTTCCAGCCTGTGCTGCAAAAACTTCTCGTGCTCCTGTCAACTGCCTATCTCCATAAACAGAAATATTATTAAAAATATCACTATCTGAAGTTTTGAATTTTGCATTTGTAACATTTGTATTATCGAAAGTTTCTCCTGAAGATATACTATTTTCATCAACAAAATGCAAATCCTTATCTTCATCTACATAAAAATAAAATCCAGATATATCTGCTAACTGTTTTATTGCATCAAATACTGAAATATTATTAAAAGTTATTCTATCAACTACTGTAGAAGTTGCATCAATATTATTCCATGTCAATTCATTTCCATTTAAATTTTGTATCATCAATGATTCAACTATTTCACTTGCTTCAGTATCTTTAAAAATTCGTGGGCTAACTAAAATATCTTGCAAAATCGTTCCATAATCCCTACCAGTCAAAACTAATGTTTCTTTGTTTGCTTTTCCTGAATATGCTACATTCTCAATTATACCTGAAAATATTTTTGTTGTTGGAGTAGCATCCTTATCAGCATAAATTTTAACATCATCATTCAAAGAAAAAGTATTATCATATTGCCCACTATCATTCGGAAATGTTATTGAGAAATTTGAAGTTGCATTAAAATCTCCTGTATTCCTATTCACAACTGTTGTTATAGGGTCACTATATTCAACACTTTCGATTTCTATTTTTGTTTTGATTACCATCTTAATTCAATCTTATTGTATCCTCTACTTTTAATTGTATAGCATCTGCTATTTCATCGGGGTCTGTTCCATAAATATTATTGTCATTAACATTTACAACTGTGAGTGCTTCACCATTTGTTGAAGAATCTGGAACAGACGGAGTATATTTTTCATAATCCATCATGCTTCCTTTAACATTTCCAAAATCTACATTACCAATAGTGTCTATGTTTACATTTGGAATTTTATTTAATAATTTAATGAATATATTTATTATGTCAATAATTTTATTAATACTGGTTTCAACATGATTAACTATGCCATTCCATACTTTCATGACTATATTATACTGTCCTATAAATGCATTTTTAACAAGATTTGCTAATCTTTTTGCAGCTTCTTTTATCTTATCCCAGTTTTTAATCAAAAAAACTCCTGCTGTAATCATTGGGAAAAATAAGAAAGCTATGAGCTTCATCCACCATGCCATTTTGTCCCAATATTTATATAGAAGAACAGCGATTGCTATTATTGCAGCAATTGATGCAACTATTGCTAATGCAACTGCCCATACTGGAGCACCTGCAATTGTTACTGCTCCCATTCCTGTTGCAATTAAACCTAAACCTGCAACTATTGCTGGAACTAATGCAATCATTATCAAAAGAGGACCAACAATCAATGCGAATGCAGTTGCTATTGCTAACGCTCCTACTGCAAATTTTGTTAACTTTGGATGCTTTTCCATCCATGCTATAATTACTCCTAATTTTTCAGCTATAACTTTTGCAGTTGGTAAAAATACTTCACCCATTGTACGCTGTAATTTTATAAAACTATCTTGTATGTTTGATACTTGTCCTAAAAATGTCTCTGATTGAGCGTCCATTAAATCATAGAATTTTCCACCTTCTCCAGTCATTGTTTGAAACGCTTTTTCTACATCATCAAATCCAATTTCACCAGCTGAAACCATCTCTCCTATTGCTGCTTCAGATACTCCTAAATTTTTTGATAATTCAGCAACTAACGGAACACCAGCAACGGCAAAATCTCGTAGTTCTCTACCAGTCAATTTTCCTTGAATTGCTACTTGTCCGAAATTTAATGCTAATCTATCTAAAGGAACATTCAATCCAGCTGATATGTCTCCTAAAGATTTAAGTGTAGGTAACAAATCATCAACATCTATTCCCATAGCTAATAATTGTTTTGCATTTTGTTCTACTCCAGTTATTGTAAACGGTGTTTTTGCTGCAAAGTCTGCTAACTCTTGTAATAATTTCTTTGCATCTTCTGCACTCCCAAGCATTGTTGTAAATGCAATATTAGTCTGCTCAAATTCACCTGCTACTTTTACAAAGCTTCCGATTACTCCTGCACCTACAGCTCCTGCTGCAGTAATAGCTCCACCCATTGCAAGCAGATTTGTATCAACATTCTTAAAAACACTACTAGCATTATCAACTGCGTTAATTACTATGCTAACAACTGCACCAGCTCCTGCACCACCTAAAATTGCTCCCAATGCCATTATATCTTATTCACCTCCATTTTAATAAAATTAACTATTTTTTCTTCATTCCTCTCTTTAGTATTCTTGAAATGTGCTCTAGGTCCAGCTATAATATTCGGACTATATTCTAAAATACCAGCATAATCAACATCTGAAAAAACAACACCTTGTAATTGTTTTGGAAATATTGTTGTAATACGGTTTTTAAAATTTCCAGTATCTACTGATTCGTGTTCTGCTCTATCACCATTTATTGAAAATACAACTTCACCTTTAATAAAGAAGGTAGCTTGTTTAACACCTTTATCTGCATTCTTTAAAGCTTCAGCTATCTTTTTGTTTACATATTTTGTAGCTTGTGGTATCCCTTTCACTGACACTTTAATATTTTTTGCCATTTTATCGTTTGTATCTTCCTTTCCCTCTATTTGATTTTCTACTTGCTTTTTTCTGCTCAGCTTCTTTCTTTTTCTCAGTCCTATTTTTCGCATTTACTAAAGCATTTATTTCACAATATGTTAGTCTGGGAATACTAAAAAAATCATAGCCCACAACTTCATGAAGCCATAATACTATATCAGCATCCCTTTCTACTTTTTTAACAACGCTAGTTCTTGATTTGCAACTGCTTCATTGGTTTTTTCTCCAATTTCTTTTTGTGAAATGTTTAAGCTCACTGATAATATTGCTTGTGTAATTGCTGCTGCTAAATGTGGCTTCATATCTTTAATTTCATCATCATTTAATTTTGGTGAAACTAATCCACACTTAATAACATCATTATCACTTTCAAGTTTTTCATCAATATCATTACTTGTTGCCTTCTGATAAATCTCTTGTAGCTTTCCTCTTGTTAATGGAACAACTTTTACACTAGGTTTATCTTCGAGACTCTCAAGTATAACATCTTGAGGAATTAATTTTCCATTTTCTCCTCTTGTAAATACTATCTGCTCTTTCGTTAGTTCTGTCATTTATTTATACCCTCCTTTCATTTTTATCACCAAGCATTATAATCTAGCGTGGTATCATGAATTGAAGCTGATATTGTTTTAGGAACTATTGTACAAGTTTGTTCGTGAAGCCCTTCTACTGGACTAGGTATCTCCATCTCTGTAATTTTACAACCACTCATAATAACATAAGCACTACCTGCTGCTGCTTCCATTTTAATCATACTATTGAAAGAACTTCCTCCAATATAATACTGGTCATATAACGGCTTTGCATTTGTAGCATCCATTATAAATGTAGCAGATACTTCATAATCCCTATTCAATGGTATTCCTTCTTCAATAGTTCGACTTCCATTAAGAGGAAATCGTGCTTCAATATTGTTGTTGATTGATAAATTAAACTCTGTGCAATTTGTCAGTGCTGTTCCTGATGGTAAATGTACCGATACATTGCTCCAAGTATATGGTGCTGTTGTTGTTGGCGTCACTGCTGTAACTGTTCCTGATGAAAAGTCTACACTTTGTGCTCTATAACCTACTTCACAACTTACTAACTCACCTTCACTCAATGTAATATCGTATGAATCTACTAAACATCCTTTGAATGTTCGAATGAAATTACTTCCTGCTGTTGGCGTTTTCTTACTGTCTTCTAATCCGAAACTGCTTAATGATTGTGTATTAACTGCATAGTTTGCATCATCACTATTACTTTCAGTAATAACATGACTACCTGCTGTTGCAGTATCTGATGTACTTCCAATAGCGAATCCTAAGAACTTCCAATCTTGCGGATAGTAAGTAAATGTCCCTGTATAATCCAATGGTCCATCTGCAAAAGCATCTACATTTCTATTTGTACTTCCTTGGTATCTAATCTGAACAACACCTGCTCCTTCATCTGGAGTATGGTCTTGAACTAATCCAATCCACTGTCTAGTACCACTTGAATTTGCATAAGTTCCACTTTCATAAGTAAAAGCTAACTGATTCTGGTCTGCGAGAAATTTATAT